CTGTGTTGCTGGTGCTAGATGCTTCTTCTGTTTAACAATGATCTCACCGATACCAGTACCGTAGATCTCTGCTAAGGTCATGATCTGACCAATGTTCTTACGTACTTTATCTTTCTTGAAATCTTCGGACAACAAGGATTTCATCTGTTCGATGTCTGTCTTTTCTGTGTCAGAAGCATCATCACTGATGTCAAAGAAGACACCTTTAGCGAATACTGCTTCCTCAAGATCAGCTTGTTTGTTATCTACTGCTTGCTGTAGGGCAGGGCTAATAAGCCTTGAACGCTCTGTATCCCTTGTCTTATCTTCATCAGCCCATAAACCACGCCAGAGACGCTCATACTCGTCCCAGCGATCCATGTAATTCTCATCCCTATAGTTACGCCAGTCATTACAGCGATCCATGACGAAAGCTACTAGGGCATTCTGAGGTGTGATTTCAGATTCAAATTTCATTGTCACCAACCTATTGTTGTGTCTAGGACTTCGTACTCTTCTTCATTCAAGTTCTGATTCCAATCTGCTACTTGTATCTGATCAATGTAACTCACAGCATCAATTAAGTCATCATGAGTCTTACTATCAGGGAACTGCATCAGTTGATCTACAAACTTGTTATTCCAATCAGCTTCATTCAGTACAATCCTACCGTGTTCAAATCGTCCTTGTAGTGACCAAACAATCCTATCTGTTTTCTTCTTATTACCATGTGTTAGTTCTTCAATACGAGGATAGTAGTTCAATCTCCTCATAAGATCATTCATGTAGGGCATTACTGCATTCTTCAATGCACCTTTCTCAATCCCTACAGCATTGACTCTGTAGTCCTTAGCAGCCTTTAGAATCCTTACTGCTGTTTCTCGGACATCCCATCTACCATACTGTATGTCAGCAACCCACCAGCCTTTAGTGTTGACCTTAACAATGGCTATCGCTGTTTCATCCAGTTTAGAATTCTTCGTCTTATTCGTCTGAGATGAATCCGTAAAACCACATAGATCCACCGCAATAAAGTAGTTACCGTCTTCAGGTTCTTCGTCACTGATCTTAATCCATTCATCTTTGAAGATCTCCGACTGTGCAGCCTCAAACGATGCCATAAACTCTTGTCTAAAAGCAAAGCTAGACATTGATCCTCTAGCAGCTTCAATCTCTTCAGGATCTAACAATGGATTATCAAAGCTAGTGAAGTGCCATGCCTTGTAGTGTTGATCCTTACCGCTATCACCTAACTTGTACAGTTCATAAAAATGGTTTCTACCCATTGGTGTTCCTATGAACATTGCTCTACCCTTCTGATCCGCTAAAGCAGGTCTAAGGATTTGTTCGAACACCTGTGGCTTCATGTCTGCATACTCATCCATCACTAAGTATTTAAGACTGACACCACGCATTGTCTCTGGTCTATCAGCACCCTTTAGCGATATCATTGCTCCATTCACCAACGTAATCTGCATGTTATTGACATGACTACCTTTGATGACTGGGTGGCCTAGCTCTAACAGCGTAGTCCACATAATATCTCTAGCTTGTCCCTGCGTTGGTGCTACATACCAGACATGACCTTTATCAGTCTGTAGAGCCTCTATAATCAGTGTCCAAGCTGCTAATCTTGACTTACCTGTACGTCTACCAGCAGCAATGATCTTAAACCTTACAGGGTCTTTAAAGACCTCTTGCTGCCACGGTAGTAACTTAACTTGTAGATCCATCGTCTTCTTCTTCGTAATCTATCAAGGTAGTTTCTACGTCAACAGGTTCATGCTCAATCATCTCTACTGGATTGTCATTTACTCCAGTGATGTTGATGGTAATGGCTCTAGATCCTCCAGCAACACCTTTATCCTCAAAGTAAGATACTGGCAACATCCTATCAACACATAACTTCAATGCTGCCATCTGATCCTTATCCTCATCATTCAGAGCCTTATGCACTATCTTCCTGATGATAGCCTGTGAGTGTGTCAGCAACAGCGAAGCTGTTAGTTCTTTAATCCTTGCTGCTTCACCAGGAGGTCTACCTCTTTTAGCTCTTTTGATGTACTTCTGTACTTCTTCTTTCTTTGGTCTTCCTCTTTTCCTTTTTTTCGCAGGCACTTTCTTTTCTTCATTGACTGCCACGACATCCTGGCTGACCGATGAAGGTAGCGAACAAAGATCAGATATAACTTCAGTTTTAATTTCGGACATCACTACCTCTATATAGTTTCTCTGCCGGAAGGCAGGACTGTAAGGTGTATATAATTTTATGTATCTACAATGTAGTGTATGACGATAAGTTATATGTCTACTATTATTTAGTTTTTATACGATGTTTTGTTCATAGCCTACATAGAAGTATCTATTCTAGCATATTTTTAAGAGTTTGTCAAGTTATTTCTTCATATTCAGTGCAGAATCTGTGTTTGAATCAGTGCAGATCACATGCAAGAATCATGTCAACATAGGCTATGGCGGGACTCCATTAACATGGTATCTTAGGCTCCGCAGAGGCTTTATAGATAACCTATTGATTCTAAAGAGATTTCTTATTAGTAATGAATTATCATTAGCATTGTCTATTTTACTCTTTTTTGAGGCTAAGTAGTACCACAACAATTTACACTACAACTCCACCCCTCCCCCCTATGTTGATAACCTGTGGATAACTATGGTGTTATCTGTGGGTAACCTGTTAGTAACCTGTGGATAACTCTGTATATCTCACAATGTGAAATGTTGTCTGTGGATAACTGTGCAGAGTCTGTGCTGAGTCTGTGAAGGTATGTCGATGAAGCACCACATAGAGACACTTGGTTGATCTGTGCTGGATCTGTGCCATGACCATTCATCCTTGGTTATTGTCCGTTCGTCGGATAGGCCTGAAATGCCATTGACAACGCAAAATCAGTTAGTTAGTATGAACACATCAACAACAAACACGGAGTAAATCAAATGGTTAAAATCAGCATCACGTCAAAGCTTGATGGCATTCGATCATGGTCGCTTCAGGCACTAGATACATGTCCTGGTTCAAAGGCTAGCGATGGATCATTAGTTGATGCTTGCAAGGGATGTTATGCAACCACAGGCAACTACAATTTCGCTAATGTCAAAGCACCAAGGATCCACAATAGGGAGGATTGGCAGCGTGATAGTTGGGTCGACGACATGGTCAAAGCTTTAGACTCCGATCGATACTTTCGTTGGTTCGATAGCGGTGACATGTACGCTTTAGGGTTAGCAGAGAAAATGCTTGAGGTTATGCAGCGTACACCATGGGTAAAGCACTGGTTACCGACTAGAATGCACAAGTTTACTAAGTTTCAATCGATCATTGACCAGATGGATGCATTGGACAATGTTGTAGTGCGTCGATCATCGGATTCTATTGTCGGTGAAGTATTGGATGCACCATGGTCGAGCACTATTGCAACAAGCTTCGATGCTGATAACATCAAGGTTTGCGAAGCATACCAGCACGAAGGTAAGTGCAATGGTTGCCGAGCATGTTGGGATAAATCAGTTAGCACTATAGGCTACATTGCCCATGGTGTTAAGATGTCTAAAGTAATCAAACTAAAGGTAATCTAATGGAAAACTTTAAGATTGTAGGATATCTATTGTCTTTCACTACGAAAGGATCGAGCCACACTTGGCTAAAACGATTTGACAATGAATCAGCTGCTAACTATTATGTTCGTAGCGTAGGCTTGGATGATGATAAAGTCTATGTGTATGAAATCAATCCTATTATCGCAACCATAAACGAAAGGGCTTTATCATGTTAGTAGATTATAAGATTGTCGGTTACTTGGTAACCTATAGACTGTTCGCTGACGGTTTAACGCATATTGATCGATTCAATACATTAGACTCTGCCGAGGATTTTGTTGATACTAGCGATCTTGCAGAGTACGTTATCAATCCCATTGTAGACTTATCCGGAGAGTAGACTATGCAATCTAGTGATCTTGTATTATATCTTGGTGGTGGTGCTTTCGGTGTATTGTTCGCCTTCATGACCTTTATAGGACTATGTATATGATTCAACTATACTTCAATGGTAAACCATGCGAGATAGTTAGCAGGGACTCTGCTGATGGTACAGTCTGTATACGCTACGCAGCTGATCATCCTAATTGGCCCTTTCCGAATTATACTTGGGTAGATCCCAGAGTATTGTCTAAGCTTAGGCAGTCTAAACACGCTAAACGATTAGAGGCTCTACAAGGCATTGATGATGCACTCATGTAGGTAGCTACCACCTTAGCCTAGATCGTCGCTTCTAGGCCTGTTTTAATCGATTCTCGAGGGTATTCTATGACTAAAGAGATGTTGGATGAATTGCTGTACCTGATTGAACTACAAATCAAGGCTAATCTTGCCTTAGCATTAGGCCATGCTGATGCTGCTGATAAAGAAGCAGAGAGAGAACATGTTCAGTATTACAGGCTTGTTTCGTTGATTGACTCTATGAAGGATGATCTTAAATGAGATGCATTAGCTGCAATGAAGCCTTAAGTGACTATGAAGCCTCCAGGCGTAGTGTTCGAACACACCAGTACATTGACTTATGCAATGATTGTTTTCGCTATGTCCGAGATGATATCGCTGCTGTAGGCAATGTACGCTTGATCAATGAAGGGGATGATGACATTGTAAGCAAACGTAACATTGATGAAGAATGACTTGACAACTTTGTTTTTCTCTGATACCCTAAATCTATATAGGCTATGTAGGCTACTTAGGCTATGTACTAAGTATATACTATGTATAATATTTAATATATACTTAGTACTTAGACTATTTAGCCTATGTACAGTAGGGCTTAACATAAGGATTGTTCGAAATGTACCCTGATGATGAGTTTTTACCTGAAGAAGCCTTTGATTACACTAAAGGTGAGTATGAGGATATGCACGAAGATCACAACATCAATGATGTGTTAAATCGTTTTGTTCGCTTATGTCAAGAGTATGGTTTTTACTTTATGATGCGTCAGTTAACTAAGGCTTTGAATGCTAAAGGGTTCAACGTATGAGAAAGCTTATACAGCCACGCAAACGCAAGGTTAACCCCTACGTAGCCTACCTCGAGAATCATGGCCGCCATGCCACCTTAGAAGACCTCCTAGAGGCATTTCCTAACAAGACCTCCAAGCAGATCAGAGACTCTATGTCTAAGTTAGTTGATAACTACACTGTTGATAGGGATATTCGGAAGGATGATCACCAATACTTGATATCCTACTCACTAGGTGGATACAACACCAGAGACAACACTGGTATCTGTTGGCATAACCCTTTTAACTTGAGGACAATATGAGCAGAGAAGCTATGCAGATGGCGCTGGAGGCGCTGGAGAGTGATCCAACAAGTCTTGCTTGGCTTATTAACAAAAAGCAAGCCATCACTGCCCTTCGCCAAGCACTTGTTGATGCTGACGACACATCGCAAAAACGTGTCGATGAAATGGTGAAAACTGAACACGACCGTGCCGTCGAGTTAGGGAAAGCTTATGAGCGAGGATGGAATGCAGCATTAGCGCAGCAAGAGCCGGTGGCGTGGATATCAGAGGGCGGCGATGTGTCTCGTAGTAAACGGTATATGGATGAAATGGGATTTAAATGCAACCCCCTCTACACCGCACCACCAAAGCGTGAATGGGTTGGGCTGACGGATGATGAGATGGAAGCACTTTTCTTGAATGAGGACGGTGTGAGGTTTGCCCGATACATCGAAGCCAAGCTGCGGGAGAAGAACACATGAGCGAAAATAAAACAGCAAGGACACCAACGGATAGTGGAACAGGTTTTATCGACGGTGTTTGGTATGGGCCAGGGCCTACGGCGTGGCAGTGTCAATGCGGCAAACCGTATACGGTTACTTGTATTTCAAGCAAACCGTCAAAGAAAGAATGGGTTAATTTGACGGATGAAGAGGTACAAGATCTGAGTTATCTGTCCCAGAAAATCGACGAAGGTAATGCAGCGTGGTTTGATCGGTTGGGTTTTGCTAGGGCCATTGAACAAGCCTTAAAGGAGAAGAATCAGTGAACTACTTAGCCACTCATGTTGGCTGTGATGATTGTGGATCTAGTGATGCATTGTCTGTATCTGTTAATGATAAAGGAGAAACTTGGTCACATTGTTTTGCTTGTGGTACGAATACTAAAATGTCTGAAGATGTTGATAACTTCAGGCAAAAGCATACAAAGTCTGCTAAGGTGATTCCAATGTTAGATGGTAAGTATCAGTCTATACCGCTAAGAAACCTATCCAGAGATGCCTTAAAAGCCTTTGGTGTGATGATCACTGATGAGGGTGGTGTAGCTTTTCCCTACTGCGATGCTGATGGCAAGGTCACTGCATACAAGGTAAGACATGATGCAATGAAGACTGACTGCACCATCAAAGGTGATTGGTCTAAGGCTACTTTGTTCGGACAACATCTATTCCCTAAAGGTGGTAAGAGCATTACCATCACTGAGGGTGAGTTTGATGCTGTTGCTGTGTATCAAATGAATGGTATGCGGTATCCAGTAGTAAGTATACGCAATGGCGCACAATCAGCAATTAAGGACTGTAAGGACAACTATGAATATCTTGACTCTTTTGAAACCATTGTTATCAGCTTTGATGCTGATGAAGTTGGTAAGCAAGCTGCTACGAAGGTAGCTGATCTATTCGGTGCTAAGGCTAAGATAGTAAAGCACAGACAACCACATAAGGACGCTAACGATTATCTCAAAGATGAGATGATCAAGGAGTATATCCAGGACTGGTTCGCTGCTGAAGTCTATGTACCTGATGGGATCATTGAAGGATCAAAGCTTTGGGAAGAGATCAACACACCAGCGATTAAAGCCTCTTGTGACTATCCTTGGACTGGTCTTAATGCTTTGACCTATGGCATACGTAAAGGTGAACTGGTGACGTTTACAGCAGGTTCTGGACTGGGTAAATCACAGGTGCTTAGGGAGATTGTTTACCACATCCTATGTAAGACTGAGGACAACATTGGCTTGATGTTCCTCGAGGAGTCTACTGTTCGCACTGCCAAAGGTATCATGTCTATCCATGCGAACAAGCCACTGCATCTACCTGACACAGCGTACACTGATGAGGAGTTTAGAGATGCCTTCGAGCACACTCTTGGCACTAATAGGGTTTATCTTTTTGATCATTTTGGGAGTACATCAATTGACAACATACTATCAAGAGTCAGATTCATGGCTAAAGGACTCGGATGTAGCTTTGTTGTGTTGGATCATATTAGTATTGTCGTCAGTTCTGGCGATGTTGGCGATGAACGTAAAGCATTAGATGAGATCATGACCAAGCTTAGGATGATTGTTCAGGAGACAGGCATAGCACTGTTGATTGTTAGCCATCTTAAGAGACCAGACGGTAAAGGCCATGAAGAAGGTGCAGCTACTTCATTAGGTCAGCTTCGAGGATCTGGTAGCATTGCACAGTTGTCTGATATGGTGATCGGTATGGAAAGGAATGCACAGCATGATGATGAACGTGAACGCAATACCACCAGGATTAGGGTACTCAAGAACCGTTTCAGCGGTGTCACAGGTCCAGCCTGTAACGTCTATTACAGCCACTCAACAGGAAGGTTATCAGAGGTCACACAAGATGAAGACTTATGAAGATTTGAAAGAGGATACTAAACGATTTGCTTTACAGCAGATACGTACAGGGTCTACAATGGGTGAAGTAGTTTGTTCGTTTGAAGAGATCATCAATGAGATCAGGAAGACATCAGACTACGTAGAGGCTATGCAAGATGCTAACAGGAGACCGTAATGGCTGAGGTACAAAGCATTGAAGAGCATGATGATGGATCAGCTACTGTACACTTTGATCTCACTGACGAGGAGACTAAGATACTTATCGGTTGGGCTATCAAAGAAGCAATTAAGTTAGCTTTCTTAAAAGAAAAGAACTTTGACTGGGGTTTGAACAATGAAGCAAACACTTAGAGATATGATGAGCCAATGCTGGAACAACCGTATGGACTGTGAGCACTTTGACTTTGAGAAGTTTGCTGAGATGGTAGCCTTTCAAGCCAGTGAAGAAAGACTAGATCGCTGTATCGAAGCCTTAGAGAGAAGAGGTTATGCTGATGCAGCAGACATCATCAGGGGAGAAGGTTAATGTGGGTAATGGATAGGCTGTTAGCTGACCACGCAGAGCTAAAGAAGAAGTATGATACACTGCTAGAAGACTATCAGAAACTGGTACATAAATATGAAGAGCTTAGTGCTGGACATCGAAACAGACATGAAGCAGACTGTTATCTTCTGCGTAGTCACGAAGGATCTGACAACAAGTGAGGTGGTATGTCATACTCATCCAAATACACTAAAGCCTCTTATAGAGGATTACGACACAGTGATCGGACACAATCTAATCAGCTTCGACGGTTACCACCTTCGGAGATTGTGGAACATTACGATACCACTCAAGAAGGCCTCAGATACGCTCGTGCTGTCGAGGCTATGGAATCCCAGTATCGAAGGAGGTCACAGTCTAGAAGCATGGGGCAAAAGATTAGGGAATCACAAGATTGAGTTCCAAGACTTTACTGCTTTGACACAACAGATGATTGATTACTGTATTCAGGATGTTAACCTTACTGGTGAACTTCATCAAAAACTATGCACAGAATTGAAAGACTTTTCACAGCAAAGCATTGACATCGAACACAAGGTACAGTTCATTGTTGCACAGCAGGAAAGATATGGATTCAAACTAGACATCCCTTTATGTACTGAGTTTATCTCTCAGTTAACTACGAAGTTATCAACCATTGAGGAGAATCTACAAACTATATTCCCACCGATCATCACTGAACGTGTTAGTGAGAAGACAGGTAAGAAACTAAAGGATCATGTTGAAGTGTTTAACCCAGGCTCTAGAGATCAGATAGGACGTAGACTTATATCTCTAGGATGGAAGCCTGATAAGTTCACTGAAACAGGTAAACCAATGGTTGATGAAGTGATCCTGTCTAAGCTAACCTATCCAGAGGCTAAGGCAATGGCTGAGTATCTACTTATCCAGAAGCGTATAGCACAGGCTACATCGTGGCTAGAACACGTTTCTGATGATGGTAGGGTACACGGTAAGGTTATCACTAACGGTGCTGTCACAGGGCGTATGACGCACCACAGCCCTAACATGGCACAGGTTCCTGCTGTCAATGCTGAGTATGGTGAAACATGTAGACAAGTATGGACTGTAGACCCTGGTAATGTCTTGGTTGGTTGTGATGCTTCAGGACTAGAACTACGTATGTTAGCTCATTACATGAAAGATGATGAGTACACTAAGGAGGTGATCAATGGGGATGTCCACACTAAAAACCAACTCGCTGCTGGTCTTGAGAGTAGGTCGCAAGCAAAGACGTTTATCTATGCCTTTCTCTATGGAGCAGGGCCAGCTAAGATTGGATCGATTGCTCAAGGCAGTGCCGAGGAAGGAAAGAAACTCATCGCCCGTTTCCTTAAGAATACGCCAGCTCTCAAGACACTTAAAGATAAAGTTAGCAGGTATGCAGAGAAAGGGTATTTACCTGCCCTTGACGGTCGTCGATTATGGGTACGGTCGGAACACGCAGCACTTAACACGTTACTTCAAGGAGCTGGTGCGATCTCGATGAAGCAAGGTCTGATCCACCTACATGAGTCACTGAAGAAACATAAGATACCTGCACACTTTGTGGCTAACGTCCATGATGAATGGCAGATAGAATGTCCTAAGCAGTATGCTGATGATGTTGGTAAACTCGCTGTAGCAGCTATTGAGAAGGCTGGTGTTACCTTGGGTTTACGTTGTCCTCTAACGGGTGAATACAAAGTAGGAAACAACTGGAAGGAAACACACTGATGATTACCAACTTTGATGAGATTGATTCTCTTGTCGTAACTATTAAGATAGGAAAGGATGATGCTGGTTATGTAACGATGGATGTTCAGAGTGATAAGTTAGTATCAAACCGTATGATGCTGGCGTTGCTACACTCTATTGCTGAATCAGCTACAGAATCAATGATGGCTGAGATACAAAGTAGAATGTTGCTTGACAAATTTAAGATGCACTGATATACTGTTATTGTATTTTCACTGAGGAAATTAACATGGAACAAAAACCTGTACGTATTGAAGCAACCTTGATGTGGCCCTTCCTTGATAAGCCTAACGATATGTCTGGTAAGTATCAGGTAGATCTGACAAACCTGTCAGACAAGGCTG